CTGCTGATCATCGTCTGCAGCTTGTAGTCCCCGACCGGGATGTCGAGATCCGGGCTCACCTGAAGCGTCGGGCTGGCGTCGGTGAACGAGATCTCCGAACTCGCCACCATCGCCCCGGCGGTCAGGCTCCAGAGCCGGAAGCTGCCGGTCCCGCCCGAGACGAAGCCCATCACGTGGAGCCGCGCCGTCGCCGCCTCGTCGATCCGCACAACGATGACGCCAGGGACGTCGATGTAGCTGGTGCTCGTCACGCCCACATCTGGGATTCCCCCGAGGGGGCGCGCTCGCTCCCGCGCGAGCTTCCACTGCGTCTCGAGCGTGGCGGCCCGGGACGGCGAGAGCACGTCGCCGAAGATCAGCGCGAGCGGCGTGTAGACTGGCATCTAGCCTGCCTCCAAGACGTACTTGATGATGGCGGCCTCTCCCAGGAGATCCATGAAGCGTTGGTCCTTTGCCAGCGATTCGGGGAGGCCCTGGGCGAGGAAGCGGCGGCCGTCCTCGCCGAGTTCGGCTTCGATCGCCGCCAGTCGCGCCTCGAGATCCGCGCGCTTCGTCCGGGCCGCCGTCTTCAGCCATTCGATGCGACGGAGCTGAAAGCTGACCGCGCCCTCGAGGACCTCTCGGCCGCGGCGGCCGGCATCCTTCCGGAGACCGGCCCGGGCGGTCTCAAGATAGCGGATGTCGGCCTCGATCTGGGCGAGCTTTCGCGCGCAAACGGCCTTTGGATCTGGCGGGGGCACCGGCGCCGGGCGGGCCGCCCCCGCGACCGTCCCCATGACCCACGGCACGCGCACAGTATCCGGGGTGCTCATGAGGTTGTTCCTCGTCTGGTAGTGGTGTATGATAGGCGCATATGCGACGAACGAACGTCTACCTCGGAGATCAACAATGGAAGACGCTTCAGAAACTGGCGAAGAAGGCCGGACTCCCGGTCGCGGAGTTGGTTCGACGGGCGATCGATGAGTTTCTGAAGAATGGAAAGTAGATGCCGGCGCTCGACCTGACAGGCCAACGATTCAACCGACTCGTCGCATTGCGGCGCGCCGAGAATCTCACCCTCCGATCGCGCCGAGATGGGGCACGTTCGTGGGCGGCGGCCTGGGTGTGCCGATGCGACTGTGGCACCGAACGGATCATCCGAACCGCGAGTCTTCGCAACGGCCTGACGAAAAGCTGCGGATGTCTCAATAGAGAAGTGGGCCGTCGGAGCACCACGCTTTTCCCGGTACGGCATGGACAGGCTGTGCATGGGCACAGGACGAGCGAGTACGGAAGATGGGCCGCCATGCTCTCGCGCTGCACAAACCCGGCCGCCTCCAGGTGGAAGGACTACGGCGGTCGTGGAATCACCGTCTGCGAACGGTGGCGATCCTTCGATAACTTCTTCGCGGACATGGGGCGTTGCCCGCCGGGCCTCACCTTGGACCGCAAGAACAACGACGGCAACTACGAGCCCGGCAACTGCCGCTGGGCCACCCTGAGAGAGCAGGCCCGCAACAAGAGACGCCGCAAGCGTCATGGTGTCACCGCAGAGAAACTCAACGTCCAGGTATAAACCACGAGGATCGCATCCGTCTTGACGAGCTCGTCGGGGGTCGCCCGGGCGTACATCGACCCGCCGACCGCGGCGTTGAAGAGCCCGGCCTCCCGCAGCGTGGAACCGTTCGCCTGCTGGCTGCCCACCACGAACTTGATGGTGAGGGCCGCCGGCTGCTTCGTGCGCTGGCTGATCAGGTCGCGCAGGATCTGGGCCCCGAGGGCCACCTGGCCAGCGGCCGGCGCCGTGGCATCCGTTCCCACCGCGCCATGGCTCAGCGTCTCGGTGCCCCCGTAGACGATGTCGCGCAGGAGGTCGAGACCGGCGGCCATCACCAGGTTGTGTCGCCAGGAACGCGAGACCACGCGCCCCGTGCGGGCGTCTCTCGCCTCCATGCACACGTTCGCTCGCGCGAGGACGCCGCTCATGCCTCCGCTCCGATCTCCCCGGTGCCGACGGCCATGATCCCGATGCGACTCTCCGGGGCGATCGACTGGGGGGAGCCGAGGACGGCGGAACACGCGACGCCCTCGGCCATGGCGCGCGTCAGCACCAGCACCTCGCCCTCGCGACCGATCACCAGGCTGCGCCCGCCGGCGATGAGTTTCCGGAAGTAGTTCTGCCACCCGCCGAAAGGATCGCCGCTCATCGCCGTCAGCGAATACCAGACCTCTCCGACTTCGGAGTTGAACTCGGCCGCGATCGAATCGATCAGCATCTCCTGCCCGACGATCCCGTGGCGGGGCAGGTTGACGGTGATCACCTGGCCGGGCTCGAGCACTCCTGCCCGCGTCTTCCCCTCGACGACCGTGCCCACCTTGCCGTATCGCTCGATCAGCGCGATCGCCGTGTCAAGGGCGCTTGCCGCTGAGTTCATCTCGGGCCGGTCCTCAACGGCCATGTAGACGCCCGAGCCTCCCTCGATCGCTTTGCGTGAGGCGATCTCCCCGAGGTCGGTGTACTGGGTCTTCACCGGGAAGATGCCGCGGTACGTCACGCGGATACGATCCCCCGTGGCGGGGTTGCTCGGTGTGGTCGGCGCCGCGAGCACCGCGCCGGCGTCGTCTTGCGAGACCTGCGCCTGCCCTGCGTTCCAGTACCAGTCACGATCGCGCTCCACGCCGAGGATTCCCACCGTCTTCGCCGCGAAGGCGGCGCCCCCGCGGCTCTCCTCCACCGTCGGGACGGAACCGAGGGGGAAGGCGGTCGCGAAGACCTTCCGCTGCCCGTCCCCCACCAGCACCTCGGACCGCGGGTCCGTGAGGTCGGTGCCCGCCCGCACGATCTGGGTGTTGCGATACATCTGCCGATCGCGGCGCACCCGGATGCTACCGGCCAGCATGGTGTCCCCGTCGAAGGCCATCGGGGCGACCAGCGACGTCCGAGGCCGGAAGTGCAGGACCTTGTACTGGTCCACACGCCAGGCGTAGCCGGTGAGCTCGGCGAGCTGATTCAGCGCATCCGTGACCGTCACGTCCGGGAAGACGGCCTTCTCGATGAGCGGCCCGGCTACGACGCCTGCGGTGAGGATGCCTTCGCCGAGCAAGTCCCGCGACGCGATGTCCCGGACGATGTCGTCGACGGTCTGCTGTTCGTAGATCCGGGTCACGATGTGACGATCGCAGATCGACGAGAACTCGACGGCCGCGCACTCGAAGAAGAGCGTGTCGGTCGCGGGCTCCTCCCATTCCTGCGGCTCTTGCAGGATGCCTCCGAAAAGGCGTTCGGGCCCGGAGAGTAGGTTGGCGAGATCCGCGCTCCGAATCTGAGCGCCGTCGGCGGTGAGGACCTCGGCGGGATCGTCCTGGACGACGAGCAGCTCCTGGCCATCCTCGGGCCGCCAGTTGCTCTCTTCCAGCAGGAGGGCCATCCCCTCCTCGGTGAGGAGGCGCCCACCGCTCTCGAGAAGCATCGCGCTGACGGTTGGAGCGAAGAAGCTGATTCCCAGGGTCCCTCGGCCGTTCAGCTGGTCATTCCAGGTGAGCGCCCCATTCGCCAGACGCTTCTCGCTGACGTTCACGCCGCCGAGGATGATCTCGACAGCCACGGGCTAGGCCAACCCGTGCGCCGCGAGGACGCGGGGCATGTGGCGCACGGTGTTCTCGGCGACCTTGCGGCCGTCGAGCACGCTCGTAACGTGGATGACGATCGGCCGGCCGCCACCGCCAGCAGCATCGAGCACCTGGTCACTCAGCGTCTGCCCCTGAGCCTTCGTGACCACGGCCTCCTCCCCGTGCATGGTGGTGATCGCCCCGGAGGCCGGGAACCGCATGTAGGCGGTGTCTGGGCTCCCCATCGCGAAGCTCGCGTGAGCCGAGGCGATCTTGGCAAGCTGCACCGCCCCCGCCGCAGCCGCGAGCCCCATCAGGATGAAGCTGAACGGCGGAGGCGCCGCGGTCTGCGCCTTCAGGATCGCCGCCGCGATGTCGATTCCGGCTGCAACCATGGCGGCCGCCTTGCTCTTCCCGAAGGCTTCCCGCAGGAGCGAGGACATGGACCCCATGACCGCCTCTAGACCCGCCTTCTTCGCGTCGTTCTTCATCTTGTCGAGGTTGATCTCGGCCTGTGCTGCTGCCGCGGCGGCGCGGGCGACCTGGTCGTAGCTGGCCACCCCGCTCATCGCGATCTGCATGAAGTTGTCGACGGCCTTGTCCCGGACCTCCTTTGCCTTCTCGATCTGGCTCTTGCCGGAATCGACCGCCGACTCCGCCTCCTTCGTGAAGGACTCGACGGCAGCGGAGGTCGACTGAGCGTAGAACTCGTTGATCAGCCGAATCCGCGTCTTGTACTCGTCGCTGTAGCGGATCGTCAGGGCGCCGGCGGTCTCGATCTCCTTCGCCTTCTCGATCTCGAGTTGTGCCAGCCGCAACTGCACGCCCGTGAGCGAGCCGAGCGTGATCCTGTCCACGAGGTTCTTTCGAGCGCTGGCGATCTCATCTGAGCTGGCCATCACGACCGCGACTTCATCGTGGTACTTCTGGGTGATCTTCTTGAAGGCTTGGTCGTAGAGGTCGCCTGTGGTCTTTCCCGTTGCGGCCAAGGCCGCGATTTCCTTGTCGTACCCGAGCTTCAGTTCCTTGAGCCGCTTGTCCTGGCCGATCCGCCCGATGATGTCCAACTCGTCGTCGAGCTTCTGGATCGTGGCTTTCATCTTCTCCGCGTACTTGCTGACCGCGTCCTTGGCCTCTTCGGTGGCTGGCGTGAAGGCCTTCACCTTCTCGTTGATCTTGACCTGGCTCTTGCTCGCCTCCTCCATCTTGTCGCGCACCGTCACCACGACCCCACCCAGCTTGTCGAGCGCCTGGGAAGCGGCGGAGTGCCCGAGCGCGCCCTTCGCGGCCTCGACCGTCTCTTCGGCGGCCGCCTTGGTCAGCCCCTCCATGTAGAGCCGCGCGTCCCTGGTCGATGCGGCGAAGGTGTCGATCCACTTCGCGTGGCCCGGGATCTTCGCCATGAGCGCGCCGAGTCCAGCCGCGACCTCGACGAAGCCTGTCCCCACCGCGGCGACCGCGGTCATCAACCCAGCGATGATCGCCTTCGCCCCGTAGAACGCCTGGACGAGGACCTGGCCGGCGACGAGCCCGCCCTGCGCCACATAGGTCAAGCCGATCGCGAAGCTGTTGACGTACGTCATCAGGGTCTTCACCAGGTTCCCCTGGTTGGTGCCGAAGGCTTGGTCGATGGCCTGCCCTACCGCGATCATCCCCGCCCGGATCACCGGAGACTGCGCGATCGCCACACCCAGGTTGTCGGTGAAGTTCGTGACGCGCACCCTTGCCTGCGCGAGCATCTCGCCGAAGTCAGCAGGCGCCCGGTCGGTGAAGCGCTTGTTGAGTGCGTCGAGTACGGCGTGGGCGCCGATCGTCGCCTTCTCGTGCTTCGAGAGCTCGCCGGCGCTCTTCCCGGTCTCCGCGAGGTAAGCCGACGTGGCGGACGTGGTGTCCACCATCAGCCCCTTGAAGCCGAGACCGGTGGTCCTCCCGGTGGCCATCGCCTTCTCGAGGGACTCGAACGCCGTCTTGGTGTCGACGCCGGTCGCCTTCCCGAGTTCGCGCGCGCCGTTCGCCAGCGTTTCCATGTCCTTCGCGCTGCTGATCATGCCGCCGCCGAGGGCCTTGTTGGCCTCCTTCATCAGGTCGAAGTCGCTGAGGGCGCCCTGGACTCCGGAGCGCAAGGCCCCGAGCATCACGTCCGCCGTCGATCCGGCGCCCTTCGCGAGCCCAGCGAAGGCCTCCTGTACGTCGTTGACCTCGGCGCCTCTGGTCCCGAGTACGGCGATCGCGCCAGCCGCCGCCGCCACGGCCCCAGCCGCGAGGCCCGCGAACTTCGTGACCGCGCCGAAGCTCTCGCCGAAGACGCCGAGTTGCTTGGCCGCGTCGTTGACGGGACCGCTGAAATTATCTTGGAGGCTGAGGATGCCCCTGATTTCGCCGACGTCCACTGCCATGGCTACCGACCCTTCTGCCGTTTAGCGGGTTGGTTATGGATCGCCATGAGCATCAGCATCGCCCGCCGGACCTCGGCCTGCGCCTTCTTGGGGTCGACCTCCTGGCGTTGCGCGGCGTCGTCCCCGAACCGGACGAGGCAGTCGTCGAGGGCGTAGGACGATTGGCCACGCTGTCGCGCGAAGAGGTTGAGGAGCGTCCGGACGACGTCGGCCGATCGGTAGTCGGCCCGCCGCTCGTCGAACGGCTCCAGCTCCGCATACGCCTTCCACTCCACGAACTGCCGGGTGCTGATGAGCGAGAGCATCCGGTCGACGTCGACGTGCCCGAGGCGGACCGCCAGGCGGTAGGCGAAGCGGCGGTCGCCGCTCCGCCTCAGACGTTTTTTGCCTGTTCCCCGCCGAGCCAGCCCTGGAGTTCGAGAGCCTCCTTCTGCAGGCGGAGGAGCACCTTTCCGCTACGGCCGCGGACCTTCGCGATCTGCTCCGCCGTGAAGAGCGGCTTCTTCTCCGAGGTGACGAGGGTGGCCGAGAGTAGGAGGAACATCGCCTCGGAGTCCTTCCCCTTCTCTAGCGCCTGCATCCGCTCGTTCAGCGCCAGGCCCTCGTCGGCGGGCAGGACCCGGAGATAGACCGCGCTCTTCCACTCCGGAACCTCGACCCGTCTCACCTCGATGTCGTCGACTTCGAGGATCTCGGCTCCCGAGAGCTCGGGCAGGCTCGCCGCTGCACCTTCGGTCATCAGACCGAGGACCCCACGAGGATGATGTCGACGTTCGCCGTGGCCCCGGCCGCGTTGACGATCTTGATGATGTCACCCGTCCCCGCCGTCACCGCGATCCCCGCGGATCCCCGGCGGCTCACGAGAAACACGTCGCCAGGGAGCAGGCTCGCCGTGGTGGCCGCGGTGTTCAGGATCGGGACGCTGTTGGCGTCCCCGAGGAGCGTCAGGGCCGTGGTGTTCGTCTTCGACGAGGCGATGTAGACGAGCTTCAGCCTCGCGAGGTTGAAGGTGCCGCCGAAGGGGTCGAGGAGCCCTCCGCCGTTCACGTCCAGGCTCAGAGTGCCAGCGGTCGTGATCTGGGCGGTGGTCGTGTAGATCCGGTCGCCCTGCTCGGCGCCCGTGCCGTTTGCCAGGGTGAAGTCGAGGACCTTCACGCCCGACGCCGTGGCGTTCAGGATTCCGGCCGTGCCGGTCAGGCTCGGCGAGATCTGGACGACGACGTGGGTCGAGAGCGAGGCGGCCCCGACGTCGCTCTGCTGAGTGACGAGGCCGAAGCCGAGGACCAGTCCGGCCAACAGGATCGACAGGGTGCGCGTGCGAATCAGGTTCTTCATGGGTCTCCTTCTTCTGCCTCTTCGGTTTCTGGCCTCCGGGAGCGCTACGCCCCGTTCACCATCGTGATCCCGCCGTCGATCGTGAGCGCGAACTTGATCCCCAGCGCCGAGTCGGTCTTCACGTCGTCCGGATCGAAGAGCTGGACGCGGGCGGGGAAGGTCCACTGCGGGTACCCGTTGGGCGGCATCTGGATCTGCCAGTTGCGCTTCACGTTGTTGATCATGTCGCCCAGGAAGCCCGTCGTGTCGTTGTGCGTCGGATCGGTCGGCAGCCAGTTGAGGGTGCCGGTGACGTTCCCCTTCCGGAGCATCCCGAGGATCGACTGCTCACCCATGGTCACCGCGGTGTTGTGCGGGGTGACCTCGATCTCCTTGCGCGAGAGCTGCGGAGGCTTGAGGCTCACGAGCTCCGCCACCGCCACGAAGTTCTCGGGAGTGGCGCCGTCGCCGGCCAACAGCAGAATGCCGGTCCCGCTGATCGCGTTGCTCATGGTTTCTCTACTCCTCCTCCGCTACTTGGAGCGGTTTGCCGTCGTGCCCGAGGACCCGGGACTCCCGGACGGCCACGATCTTCGGATGCGCCTCGGCCTCGTGCCCGAGCACCGCAGGCAGGTTTGCGACGCGCTCGTACTTCCGCCCGCAGAAGCGACACCGGAAGACGGGATGCCCCGACCAGTAGAAGTCCGGCTCGCGCTCGAGGACGAGTGGCCCAGATGGCTTCACGGTCTCCATGCCGTCCACGATCCCAGCGGGGACCATCGCCCGGCTGACCTTCGTCTCGCGACTCATGCCGGCACCTCGACGTCGTGCGGCTCGAGGTAGCAGTTCGAGATGGCGACGAGCGCGTCATACGCGGCGTAGGCCATCGCCTTCACGGCCGCCGTCGTCTCGCCCGTGACGAGGATCTGGACCGCCGGACGGCGATACGCCGCGGGGCCGTCGTTGTGCGTGCCGACCGGCCCGGCGCCTCCGGTCTCCTTCAGAAGCAGGAACGGGCCGGGGCCCGCCGGATCGCCACGGGGCGGGACGGAGACGGCCGAGGAGCCGAAGAGGTTCGTCCCGACCGTCCCGACCCCGGCCGCCTCCAGCACGCCGAGCAGCTCTTCGAGTACGGTGGGCGAGGGCCGCTTCATCATGTGGAAGTTGACCGAGTAGAGGGCACGGCCGTCCTCTGCCGGACCCACGTCGGTGGGCTCCTGCTGAGGGTCGACGGTCAGGTACCAGGTGGGCATCACGCGCCGTTCGTCGCAGCCACGAGGTCGATCTTGGCGCCGATCTCCGCCGCGGCCGTCTGGGCGAGCTCGAGGAGGGTCTTCTCGACGAACTTCGATTTCGTCTTGTGGGTCTCGTGCACCCGGTAGGCGTAGGGGACGTCGGGGCCGCCGGCGATCAGGGAGATCCGGATCTCCTCGCGCTTGGGCGAGACCATCACCTTCACCCGTTCGCTGCGCTGAAGCTTGCCCGTCTTGACCGGGGTGCGCTCCTGCATGGCGGGCAACTTTGACTCGGCGACTTCGACGGTGGCCTTGCGCGCCTGCTTACGCATGCCCTTGTCGCCGGCGACGTTCTCGAGCCTCTTGAGCAGCTCCTTGTCGCCCTCCATCGCCATGCGGATCTTCATCCCAGCCACACTTCGCGGAGATAGGCAGCTCCGCTGCCGGGGTCGACGAGGGTTTCGCGGATCTCGAGGATCGGACCCGTGAGCCCGCCCGGCAGGGTGATCCGGTCGCGCGGGGAGATCGCTGGGGGCGCCGGTCGGGTCGCCTCGGGATCGACGATTTCGGTCTCGGGAAAGAAGGAGACGCGCGCCCGTACCGTCACGACCTTGCCGTCGCGGGTCCGCGCCTGGTGCTGGCCCTCCTGGGCGAGAGCCTGGCGCAGCACTGGCGCGTCGTATCTGAGGGCGCCCAGGCCGTCCTGACCTGAGAAAGCCTCGTGGATGACGCTGACCTGAAGGGACTCAGTCGCCGCCTGGACTGCCGCCAGGCCCGAGCTGACGATCGCGCTGAGTCCCCCCATCCACGTTTCGCCCCCCGCGAGGGCGCTCCTCTACCGGACGGCCCCGTCGAGGTAGACGGTGCCGGTGGTCGAGCCCGCGCCGGAGTCCACGGCCGCCGCCGCGACGCCCGCGAGGGTGTTGCCGGCCGAGGTGGTGGTGAAGTACTTGTTGGTGTCGTCCCAGTAGACCTTGACCCCCTCCGTCCACGCCTGGGAAGGCGCCTTCGCGTGGGTCACCACTCCTTCGACGAGCGCGGGGAACGGAAGCCCCGCGGCCACGGTCTCGGTGGCGACCACGATCAGCGAGCCGATCTTGTAGGCGGTCCCGCCCACCACGCCCCCGCCGGGGGCCGTCAGGGTGACGATGTCGCCGTCCTGCACGAAGTTCTTCATGGCTTCCTCTCAGCCCTACCGGGCGACGCCATCGAGACGAACACGGCCCGTCGCGGCGGAGGCCGCGGTGATTCCGGTCCCCGGCACGGCCGTGACGTCGGCGCTGACCGCAGCCGCGGTGACCCCGGTCACCCCGTCGATCGCCGTCGCGAGGCTCGTCGCCGTGGCGTTGTTCGAGGTGGCCGCCGTCCAGTTGACGCCCTCGGTGAGCACCGTCGCGACGCCGTTCACGGTGACGGTCACGGTCTTCCCGGAGAGCGCGGAGTACGTCACGATCGTCGCCACGAGACCGGCGATCGTCAGGGCGGCGCCGCCGTTCGTCGCCAGCGTGACCACGAGGGGGACGATGGGCGCCACGGCCGCGCCGACCAGGGTGTTCGACCCGACGACCTTCGTGAACTTCTTCGCCGTGTCGTCCCAGTAGAGCTTGACGCCCTCGGTCCACGCCTCGTCGTTCACCTTGGTCACGTCGACGACGCCGATGGTCACGCCGTCGAACGGCAGCGTCTGCGCTACCGTCTCGGTCGCGATGACCACGAGACCACCGATGAGGTAGGCGGTGCCGGCGACGACACCGCCGGTCGGCGCGGTGAACGTCAGGACCGCGTTGTCCTGTCTCCAGGTCTTCATGTGATCCCCTTCCGTGAGGTCGTCAGCCCCAGGTCTAGGCTCCGGGGTCCTTGTACATGCCGCGGAAGTCGACCACCTTGGCGCCGAAGTCGTGCCGGCACTTGATCTCCAGGCCGTCGATCTCGAAGCCGAGCCGGTTCTCGACCGTCGGACCGCTCTGTCCCTCCAGGTTCGCGGTGAGGATCATGTCGATCTGGTCGGGCGAGGCGAAGAGGTACCACGCGGTGGCGCTGTTCGCGTCGAGCCGGGGCTCGGAGATGACCGTGAGGCGCCCGGCGAACGGGTTCACCTGCGCGGCCTGGTAGGCCAGGAGGGCCGTCGAGACGAACTGGTCGGCGAGCGTCTCCTTCGCGGCCGGGACCACGAGGTACCGGGGGCTGACGTTCATCAGCGTCGCCCCGTCGAGCCCGGTCTGGATGCGCATCGCCGCGCGCCCGGCGCCGATGGTGGTGACGGAGATCGCCCCGCCGCTGCCGGCGAGGTTGGCGTGGCTCGCGTGGAAGATCGCGATGGTGTCGGCGAGCGCCGCGTTCGCCGTGATCAGCGCCCAGACGATGTCCGACTCCTTGTTGCGGGCCGCGCGACCGAAGGCCATCGGCACGCGGCTGAAGGCGGAGAGGTCGTCGTTGATCAGGGAGGTCCGGGTGATCGCGAACTTCCGCCCGTAGGTCTTGAGACCGAACTCCTCCTTGCTCTCCGTGATCGTCCCGCTGGTGAACTCGCCGTGCTCCAGCACCTCCATGAGCGCCGGGGCCTCGCCGAGCTGCAGCTGCTTGCTCGTCTTGAAGTCGGGCAGGGAGATGGAGCGGACGAGCGGGAGGAAGGTCTGCGGCGCCGCGTCGTAGGCCATGCGCAGCACCTTGTTCGTCACGTCGGCGAGCAGCTTCGGGAAGTCCGAGACGGTGTGCATGCCCATCCCGTCGCGGGCCGAGAGCGCGACGCCGGCCAATTCGATCTTGGACAGGCCGTTGGTGCGGATGCCGCGGGCGCGCAGGAACATCCGCGCGATGTCCAGCAGGCCCATGCCCATGTACTCGCGACCCTCGGCGCTCAGCGGGAACGCCTGCTTCTGCTTCCCCTCGGCGTCGGGGGGGGTGAGCATGTCCGGAGCGACGCGGTGGAGGATGGCGTTCTCGACGGCCGCGCGCTTGTGGACGAGCGGATCGTCGCCGACGAGGATCTCGGTCGGGGTCTGGCCGCCGCCGTTGCCGCCGCCGTTGCGGTTGTCGCCGCCGCGCTTGGCCACCTCGGCGAAGATGAGGTCGGAGCACTCGCCCCAGGGCTTCCCGGAGTCGCGGAGCGTGTCCATGAAGGACTGCGGCAGGCTCACCGCCCGGCAGGCGTCGGTGATGCTCTTGTTGCGGGCCCGCTCGGCCTCCCGCGCCAGCTCGATGTCCGTCTTGGCCGGCGCCGGCGCCCTCCGGTGCACGGGCGCGTCTTCGTCGTGCTCGACCACGAACTCGGACTGGGTCTTCGGATCCATTGCTCTCGTCTCCTTCTTGGAGCCCGGGTTCGCGGGCTGCTGCTCTTGCTTCGGCGGCTCCGGATTGGCGGCCGGCTGCGGCACGGTGCCTTCCGAGCGCGTGACGATCTCGCAGGGGTTGAGCTCGGCCGACCTCTCGCCCCGCACCTTCGCGCCGGCGTCAGCCGGGATCGGGACCATCGAGACCTCGAACGGCTCCCAGTCCACGGCTTCGCGAACGGGCAGGGCGTTGCCCTCGCCGGAGGTCTCCACGAACTTGTAGACCCTGTAGCCGACCGACACCGATCGGATGATCCCGTCGCGCACGTCCTGCCACACGGGCTCGACTTCCGCGCGGCGCGAGAAGCGCACCGTGCATCGAGCCTGAGCCTTGGCGAGCGACACGCTCCCGGGCACGACGGAGCCGAGGATGTCGGCCACCGAGTAGGCGCCGTGCGCGTCGAGGAGGGGACCACCGGAGTTGAGCCGGTCGAGCCGTACGTTCTTGGGGTCCAGCCCGAGGGTCTCGAGGTAACGGCAGTCGTTCATCCAGTCGTACCGCTCGACCGGAGCGCCCGTGCTGAAGATCAGCTCGACGGTGCGGCCCTCGATGTCCGCGCTCTGCACCGCCACATCGGCGCGCAGGGAGAGAGGCGGCATCTCGACGAAGCCGGGGGGCAGGGAGGCGCGCTCGGGAGGAAACAGCGACGGCTGGCGTGCGGCCATGGCGGGAGAATCCGGCATCAGTTCGTCGTCGGGAAGTTGGATTTTCTCCAACGGGTCATGCCCGGGAAGGGCCCGGGCCAGCGCGGCGGGCGAGGCCGGCCCGCGGAGCCAGCCCAAAGCGTTGAGCGAGCGGAACATTGCCCTGACGCGCTCGTGGCTGACGCCGAGGGTGCGCGCGACGTGCGCGGCCGGCGCGGGCTCGCCCAGCGCCTCCTGGTAGTGGTCGACGGCCGCCAGGACCTCAACCTGCCGAGGGGTGAGGGACCGCGCGTCGGTGGTCATTCGAGCGCCCGCAGGGTGGCCTTCACGCCACGCTCGAAGCAGGCGCGGCAGTGCGGATCCACGTCGCGCACCGCCCCCTCGAGTTTCAGCGCCCTGATCCTGCCCTTGAGCGCCTGCAGGTCGTCGGGGGGCGCCACGTCCGGGGCGGCGCCCTCGACGGGCGCTGGCGCGCGGTCCTCAAGCACCATCCCGCGCTCCCGGTTCTCCAGGGCGTTCGGTCGGACTGCCATCTCCGTCCTCCTCACTTCATCGGCTGCTTGGCCGGCGGCATCATGGGCTTCCCATTCCCGGGGTCCGCGGGCGGGACAGGGGGCTCCGCGGGTGGCGGCTCCGTCGCGGCCTTCTTCGCCTTCTCGGTCGCGACCTTGGTCTGCTCGACCTGCGCTTCCGTCAGCGCCGGGTCCTGGAAGTACCGCGGGCCCCCCTGCTGGTTCGTGTTCCGCGGGTCGCAGTCGAGGATCAGCCCGCGCTTGTCGAACTCGGCGGCGTCCTTCGCCATCTCCTCGAGCACCGTCTGCGGGTCGAGCCCGCGCTCCCGGATCGTCTCGGACCACGACTGGAGACCCCCGCGGATGTTCCGCTCGTAGGCGATGCCCTCGACCTGCGGATCCACCATCGGCGGGGGCGGAGCCGTCCACTCGGCGGCCGGCGCCTCGGAAAGGGCGCCCATGATCACCGCCGCCCGCATCGCCCAGGTCCACGCCGGGTCGCAGAACTGGGGGATGAGCGTCCGCCAGCGCCAGTCGTCCACCCGCGCCCAATGCCGGATGCGCGACATGCGGGCGGCCGAGAAGGGCATCTGCTCGTAGTCGCCGGTCAGGTCCTCGTAGGTGACCCCGAGGCCGGCCGCGATCGCGCGGAGCGATGTCTTCGTGTAGTCCGAGTGGTCGCGGTTGGTCGGCGGGTCGACGACGGTCACGGTGCGCCCGGGCGGGACGTTCATGATCATCCCGGGCTCGAGGCTGTCGACCGTCCCCTGGTCTTCGCCCAGGGCGGCCCCGGTGCCGTCCACGTCGCTCGTGAGGACCGCGAGGCAGGCCGCGATCTTCTGCTTCATCAGGGTGGCGTCTTCGTACTCGTCGAAGTCCTTGAAGCGTAGGAGCACGGGTGCGAACCACGAGGGCCCGCGTACCTGGCCGGGTCGGCTCTGCTTGAAGACGTGGAGGATGCTCTCCGCCGGGACCGCGTACGAGCCACCGGGCGCGAAGAAGCGCGCGGCCCCGGGGTGTTCCGGGAAGATCCAGTAGGCCCGGCGCTTCCCGAGGACGTCGAACTCGATCCCGTCGATGATCCGGCCCCCGTTCGGCAACAGGATGCCCGTGCGCGACACGTCGATGTAGTCGGCCTCGAGCACCTGGAGCTGAAGCGGGATGGGCAGGCCATCCTCGGGCCTGCGCAGGCGGCGCCGCACCAGCACCTCGCCGGACTCGACTACCGATCGCATCACGAGCTTCTGGAGCCCCGCGAAGTCGTTCCGGCCGTCCGCGTCGCACGCAGTCGTGCCCGCCCACTCCTGCCAGAGGTCGGCAGCCTTCTTGTTCGCCGGCTTCGGCTTCGCCACGATTCCCCAGCCGACGACGTGATCCCCGACCGTGGTGAGGGCGCTCTCCGCGTACCCGTTGTTCCGCACGAGGTCCCGGGCGCGCTCGCGGAGCATGGCCAGGGCGGGGCCGACGACGGCGCTCGCGTCGCCCGGGTTGCGGTTCCAGCCCTGCGTGCGGCGCCCTTGGGTGGCGGCCTCGTAGTGCCGGAACATGATCTCAGCCGCGGTGCGGGCCCGGATGCGCTTCAGCCCCGCTCGCGGCGCCACGTAGCTGATGGCGCGGTCGATCCAGTTCGCCATGACTCAGTACCACCCTCCCCCGGACTGGCTACCGTTGGGCCCACCGACGCCCTTGCTGACGGCGGCCAGTCGGTGGGACCTCGAGTTGCCGGCCTGCGTGCTCAGCGCCTGTTGCATGAGGGCCCGCAGCTTCAGCATCTCGTCGAGGCCGCGGAAGGTGAAGGACTGGTCTCCGAAGGTCATCGACTGGAGGCCGCTCCCGGACGAGATCGCCGCGTCCAGCTTGTCGAGGTCGTCCTGTGTCCAGGCCATGGGTCATCGTCCTTTCAGCCAGCCGCGTCGCCGCGGGAGCCAACTGTCGCCGCGATCGCGCGCCGCGGCCGCGTTGATCTCGGCCTTCCGTTCGTCGTCGCTCAGCCACGGGTCCACGCGCTTCTTCGGCTTCGGTGAGACCGCGGCGGACACCGCGGCCGCCGCGCGCTTCGCGGCTCGGGCGGACGTCTCGAGGATCTTCACGCTCGCCCCCGATGCCGGTTCAGCCAGGATTCACGGGGGGCCGGCCGTGGCGAGACGGGCGAAGGCCCCGCCGGCTTCGCGAGGCCCACCTGGTTCTCGCTGCGCCACCTGTCCATCCCGGCGAGCGATGCCGCGGCCCGGGCATAGACGCGAGCGTCTAGAACGTGGTTCTCCCGGCCGGGGATCATCTCCCATTCGAGGCGGATGAAGCCGCCGCGCGTCTTGTGGGTGACGAGGTGCTCCGCGGTGAGCTGCTTGAAGTAGTCCTCGTCGTACTGGGGGAAGTGGCAGTAGCCCGGCGGGAACGCATCCTCGCCGGTCGGCTGCTCGAGGCGCAGGAACCCATAGAGTTCGCTCTTCGCCACAGCGCCATGCACGGGCCAGACCTTGTACCCCGAGATCGGCCGCTTGCCACGGAGCGTGATGTCGATCGCCGACGGCGCCCCGATGAGCGCGCCGCCCCCAGGCTGCCCCTTGATCGCGATCACCCGGCTCATCGGGTATTTCCGGGCCCAGGAGTAGACCGACTGGGTGTTGAAGCCGCTGTCGACGGCCAGCATGCGGATCGACATGTCGGCCCCGCCCTCGCCGGGGAAGGTGCGGGCGAGCAGCTCGTCGAGCTGGCCCCAGGCCCCGCCCGTCAGATCGGCCGTGTCGCCCGGCAGGATGCCGTAGTCGATCGACCACGAGGTCTTCCCGGGGCCCCATGCCACGATCTCGACGACCAGACGGTCTTTCTGGACGTCCACCCCGGCAGTCAGGAGCAACGCGCCGGCCGGCACGGTCCCGAGCGGGTAGGTCTCGCGGCGGTGGTAGAGCGCCTCCCACTCGGGGGCCTCGCCGCGGTCCTGCCAGGTCTCGCCCAAGACCGTGTTCGTGAAGACCCGGAGCTTCTCGGGGTTCTTGTGGACCTTGACGAACTGCTCCGCGAGCTGCCCCCAGGAGAGCCAGCCCACCGGAGAGTAGAGCGCCGAGAGGTGGTATCCCCGGATCTTCGGATCGGTGGCCTCCTCTGCGGTCGCGCGCCACTCGCCGCGCTCGAGCATGCCGGTCTTCTGGTGATCCTCGATGCGGGCCCCACAGGCCACGCACTCGTACACCGCCTTGGCCGGCGGGAGTTCGAACTTCGTCCAGACCAAGCGGCCGAGTTCCAGGGTCTGGTACTCGCCGCACGTCGGGCACGGGATGAAGTAGCGGCGCTGGTCGGTCGCCAGGAACGCCGCCTCGACCGGCGAGATCCCGGCGACCGTCGGCGTCGAGACCTTGATGCGCTTGCGGCGGGCGAACGTGCGCTGCCGGGCCTCGGCCAGGTCGATCGGGGCGCCCTCGCCGTCGACGTCCACCGGATACCCGTCGATCTCGTCCAACAGCAGCCAGCGCGCCGGCATGGAGCGCAGGCCGACCGCCGAGTTCGCCCCGGTGATGACGAGCACCCCGCCCAGGAACTGCTTCTGCAGCATGCTCGCCCGGTGGTCGCGGCTCTTCTCCTCCGCCACCTTGCCGGCCAGCCGCGGTGTCGACGTGAAGAGGGGCTCGATCCGCTGCCGGCTGAAGCGCTTCGCGAGCTCCACGGTCGGCTGCACGAGCAGCGTCGGCCCGGGCGCGTGATCGATGATGTAGCCCAGCGCGTTAAGGATGACCTCGCTGCCGCCGAGCTGCGCGCCCTTCATCAGGACGACCTCTTCGACGTCGGACGTGGGCGACAGGCAGTCGAGGATCTCCCGCAGGTACGGCGCCCTCGCGGTCCGCCAGGGCCCTGGCTCGGCGCTCGACTTCTGGGGCAGGAGCCGGTACTTGTCGGCCCACTGCGACACGGTGAGCCTCGGCTCCGGCCGGATGCCCTCCGCGTATGCGGCCAGCACGAGGTCACCCATCGAGCATCCCCGCGGTCTGTTCCAGCACTTGGTGGAGCTCGGCCGTCAGGCGGGCATGCACCCGCGCGGCGTCGCTCTCGCCCGCGAGCTCGCCAGCCATCCGATCCGGGATGTTGAGGATGTTGTCCCGCAAGACGCGCGCGAAGGTGAAGCCCGAGTTCTTCGCCTTCGCGACCTCGATCAGCTCGCCCTGCCTGATGCGCGTCGCCAGTTCCTGCGCAACGGCCTTCGCCATCCCGAGCCGCACCTGCACGTCGACCAGCGAGGTCGGGCCGCGCGACGACTTCTTCGCCTCGGGCGCCTTCTCGGAGGCGCTCGTCGGGCCCGGAGAAGCTTGCGTGCGATGCGTCGCCCACATCTGAGCCGCCAGGGCTGCATCCAGCACGATGAGGCGCCCCATCGCGTCCTTGCCCACGGCCCCGTCCAGCCGGCCACGCCGGGCGGCCTTCTGCACGGCCTGGTGGCTGCAGCCGAGCGAGCGAGCGAGCGCACGCAGCGACGGCTGGGCCGCCTGGCTACCGACCGGTAGGGTGCCAGTTGCCACCGGCTACCCCCTCCGGCCCTTGGCAGCTAGCAAAAAATCGCCCCGAATCCCCCTGCTAAC